ATAGGTGATGTAGAACCTAATTATGCCGTTTGCGAGGTCGGTTAACGGATTATCCTGCGGACGGAAATAAACCTTTGCCCCAATGAGAAAGTTTCTACCTACTAAACCGTTTAGCCAAATGTTAACAGTGGAAACAACAGATTCTATCAACCGTTTGTTCATTGGGTCGTCTACCTTTTGCCAGGTCAAAAGCACAAGGTTATTCTCTATCCAATTAGCCATTCTTCGGCAGGGGATAAAAGCATCCTTGATGTCTGTTTTCTCTGGAAAGGCGGTTGTTCTATTACCCCAGAGCTTCCAGCCAGAAGTAAACCTAAAGACCGTGCATATTCCTTGCTCGTTAAGATAGTTTGCCTCTTGGATAGATAAAATCTTCTCCGGGGCATCTATGCGGAGCTCTTTGTTAGATGGGCTCTCGTAAGGGACGCCTGTATTCTTTTCGTCAACCTTAGCGGTTAAGCCGGCAGCATGGGCTGATAACCAATGCTTCATTCCGTTAAACTTGGCATGAGGCCAGAAGATCACCGCATGAGGCGATCCAAAGTTATCTTTAAAAGCCTTGGCATCCGTTGGAAGGATAGCATCTGGTGGGGTATCAATGTAAGCCATGGCTTTGAAGTGATTATTTAACTTCTCAGCCTTGGCGATCATGGCGTTGGCTACGCTTTGATGATAACTAAAGCCCGGGGCTAAGATGGTGCCTACTACCTTGCCAAAGAGGGAGAAGACCTCTTCAATGGTCTCAAGCCCAGTTCTTTTCCCAGTCGTAGAGTTATAGCCACCTATGACCTCACCAGGAGTGATAACAGTTGGGTCCGGATTGCCTTGAGCGTCTTTGTGAATATCAGGGTCAAACACATTAACAAAGATGGCTGGGGTCATTTGATAGAGGGTAAAGTAAATCCTTGCAAACTGAGAAAGCGTATACTTCCCTTCGCTTTCCCCTTCAGGGACCTCTCCGAAGGTCTGCACATACTCCTTGTAGCTAAATATAAGCTTAGGCTCATTGATAGGTCTTGCCCCAGAAGGAAGGGTATGCACCGGGGCTGTCCCTACCACAAAAGGCAAGGCACTATCGCAAGTCCTAACCCCAAGTATCTTGGTATCAAGCTCTTGAATGTATACTCCATGCTGAAAAGCCATCTCAACACCTCCTCATGTTTATTTGATTTCTATAAGTTCCCCGTTCTCAATCAGCCTTCTTACCTGCGGGCAATCAGGAAGCCCTATGTAAACCGTGTTCGGTATAAGCTGATAAAGGACCCCTTCATGACTAAAGTGATTGATAGCCTTACCTACATACCTAAGCTGTCTGGGGATAGCTTCCTTTGGGGCTTCCTTTGGGGCTTCTTCAACCTTAGGCTCGTTTAAATCTTGCTTTAAATCTTGTTCTAAAACTTCGTCCTTCTTACGGGGCATGCTTCACCTCCACATAGGGCATGTATATTGCTAATTCAAAGTTCTTCTCAAAAAGATAGGGCTTTTTTCCCTCTTCATCGTTTTTGAAAAGCTGTCCTTTATCCCTAACCTTAGCTGAAACAGTTATCCCAAAGCCATCTACTACCGAAATGCTAATTGGCTCATGGAAGAGCTTCTGAAGCTTAAAGCATGCGGAAATTACCTCATCTAAAAAGACATCAGGTCCATCGCCTTGAGCTGTAAGCGTCAAAAGACATTCCATCTTCAAAGTGTAAACATTTTCTATGCCATACTGTGTGAAATCGGCATCTTTCACAAACTCGCTCACAAACTCAAATCCAGAGAACATGAGCCTCAAGTGAGGTTCTGCTGGCACAACTACCTGAGGCTCAACGAGCACAGAAAGCCCAGTTTCTTTCTTTAGAAAATCAGCAAGTATATGCTTTATCACTCCAGCGTAACCTATATCCCTTATGCTAAACTCCCTTACTTCTTTAGCCATCTCTCAACCTTCTTGGTAATTACTTGGACATCTGCATCATCTACCTTGAGATAAGGTCTCGCTGGTATCTGAACGCTATCTTTAAGCACAAAAAGGACCTGGGGTTTTCCTTTTTTATCAGCATAGAGGATGGCTTTTCCTGAGCGAGATTTCCAGACCCTATAGCCTGCAGACTTCATAGCCTTGACTACCGCTTCAGGGCTTGCCCCATATCTACGCATAAGCTTTCTTGTTTCCCAGCCTGCAGGTATCCAAAGCTTCCTTGCCTTCTTAGGCTGAATTGTGCCTCCAAGCTGGTGTATCCTTCCATAGATGACATTCGTTCCAACTATCACGCTTATGGCATCCGCCTTATGAGTTATCGAGCTAAGAAGCCTTCCTGTATCCCGAAGCGTAAGCCCTGACTTCTTATAAGCCTTAGTTAAAGGGGCATTTTCCGGACGAATGCCTGAGCGGATCTTCCTCTGCGTTGAAGATACCATGTATTGTCCAAGTTCATTAAAAAAGGCTGGATTAAAAAGCTTTTGCGGTAGCTCCTTTAGCTTCACAAGGTCTGCGATATTTACTTCGCAGTGGATCATTCCTTAAAGCCCCTCCAGTCAGGCTTCCCAGGGATTACATAGGCAACTGGTTGCCCCTTCCCGGAAAAGCCTTCTCCTTCAATGCTTGTCCCAAACTCAGCCCTGAGTAGCTCAACCGCATCCTTCGCTTTGTCTCTTGCTATCTCTTCGTTTTCAGCGTAGCTATAGAGCTCATAAAGCGTCCTCTTAAGCAACGCCTGTTTTATAACCGGATGCGTTAAGTCAACATCTTTCCCGTAGGTGCGAAGCTTTGCCTTTAGCCAGACCATAGCCTTTTCTAAACACCTCTCAACAACTTCTTCCCCTTCATCCCCAATTAGGGCACTCAAATTATAGGGTTTTATCTCTTTTTTTAACTCGGCTATAAGGTCGCTTGTTAGTCCCATACCCAGGTCTAAACCCCCTTAAAAAAGGGTGTTTATAAACATTTATAAACGGGCTAAAATCCCCTTTTCTTAAGCCCCCCTATACCTAATATAGGGGGTCTTCAAAATACCTCTTATAAGCCAATTTATGAGGTCACTTCTGCCCAGCATATAGCGTCAACCACAGGCACTGGTAAGGGTTTAGATTTACCTACTATCTCAACCCCGCTTGGGTTCTTCTTCATCTCATAAGTGGCAAAGAGAGGCAAAGGCACAAGCCCAGCCTCAATGTCATCTATAGCACAGTAGAAAAGCGTATGCGGAGCTTCAAGAGAAATTGCACAAATCTTATTAGGTGGCACTACATACCGGCTCTGATTGGTTAGAAGGTCAAGATACTTGTAATGCATAAGCTCAATTGTAAAGCCAGCTATGTTTATAGCTTTTTCAGTGATCTGAACCGCAATCTTGCCCTCGGTGTGGGCATTTAAGGCAAGACCAGCAAGGGTAGAAAAGGCTTTTGCTCCGGCTAAGAATACTATGTTTCCATAGCCGTTTTCTATGATGGTCTGAGAAATGGCTATCAGGTCTTCCAAAACTTCCGAAAGCTTTTTACCTGAATCATCCCAGAGCTTGTCTACGATATAAGCCAAAGTGCTTCCAAAGTTGACGGAATAAGTCTCAAGTCCGCTTGCTGTCTTCATAGGATAGGCTATCTCACCGGTTAAAGACTGAGCGGCTAAAGCCTCGGTAGTTTTTCTCACCACTCGCCTTAGAAAATCAATCTTATCCGTGATGTATTGCTGTATGCCTTTAGAGGTTAAGAGTTGCATATCGTTTAGTTCCTTTGCCGAAAGAAATGTAGAAACCTCAATCGGTTGGGGCTCAATGTAGGTTATGGATCCCTTATCTTCTCCTACTTGGACTGCGGTAGAGCCTCTCCTCACAACTGGAACATTTTTCACCACTCGTTTTATCTCGGTATACCCCAGGACCGGGAAGGGATGCTGTTTCCTGTTTGCTTCAGGGTAGACCCTGTCCATTACCGGGGTCATAAGAGGTGGCAAGACCTGCAAGGTCTCGGCTATAGCCTTTGGGGTAAAAAATTGCCTTAAGTTAATTTCAAACATCCTTTACCCTCCTTTATGTAGTTTTTTCTTGTTTTTTCTTGCAAGTTGAGCGTGGGCTTTCCCCACGCTCAAGAGCCAAACCTAACAAGGTGGCTTCGGCTTTGGTTTTGGCTTTCTGCCTTTCCCCATTTCTGCACCCTCCTTCTTAGGTTTACACTCCGTAGATATCTCTTAGCCTTGCTAAGTCTTTGTCATCTGCCTGCACGAAATTATCTCCTACCTTCACAAGAAGGTTTGCCTTTACTACGCATCCATGGACAAGCACATTAGCTACAGCCTCCTTAGTAGTGTCAAGGATATGGGTTAACACACCGATAGGTCTTGTCCCATAGGCTACTTTGACAGCAGTTCCATCGCTCGGGGCTGAAGAAAAGGTGATGCTTATTTCCCCGGTTTCGTAGTTGATAGTTCCTGAGATGCCAGCCCCTGTTATTCTCCCGTAGCCATCATCCTTGCCGATGACGCTCCCAGCCTGAACCTCAACGCTTAAACTTGCAATGGGAGCATTAGGCAAGGTTCCATTGAAAGTAGTATTGCTTCCATTTCCTGTCCCAAGCGTAAAGCGATAATCTTGCACCTCAGAAAGGTAGACATATTTGGTATAAGGAATAGCCTTACCCTCGGCATTAAGCGAAAGTATCACGCCAGCCTCAAGAATCCCCTGGTTCTCTTTGCAAGGGTAGGTTAGGATTACTGCCGGATGAACTGGGCTAACAACCTGTTTTTCTGCAAGGCTTTGTCTTCCTAACACAGCGTCAAAAGCCATCTCGCACCTCCTATACTTTTGATAGTAGTTTCATTCCGTCGATGTCTTCTTCCGCTCTATCTACATCCCCAAGGTCCATCTCACCAGGACGGACAGGCAAGGGGATGCTTTTGAAGATCTCAATCAGCAAATCTATCGCTGAAAGCTTTTTTGTTTCTTTGCCGTGCTCATCAGAAAGCTCAATCTTTTCCTCATAATAAGGTAGATAGTCCGCAAGAA